TAATTTAATTGGTCCTTTATCGGTTTGGAATACTAAGTTTGAAGGAGTTTTTTCAAATACATTCAATTGCTGAAGAGCATCTTCTATATCTGTAACAATTACCTTACCGCCTTTCTTTAAATCAAGCGGTTGTTTTTTCTTGATTAATTGTTTCATTATAGCGAGCCTTGGCTCACCGGTGACGGAGTTATCCTTATCTAGCTCTTTAGCAGATAATCCAACGACTTCTTTTAGATGTGTTTTGAAAGAATACATAAGTCTATTTATAACTTATTTTTTCTTAAAAAATGGATTTGGGTAAATTTCCCCTTTGTTATCATATGCGATAACTTTTTGTTGGTGAAGCATGTTAATACAACGGTCTGCTCCTTCTCTGATACCTTTATTATAACACCATTGGCAAGCAATACCAGTTAACATTGATAATAAAAAAAAGTTTAGTCCTGTTATTTCCATATTTCATACCTCAAATTAAATTGTTTATCTATCTTAAAATCTTCCATATTACGGATCCTTTCGTTCCGGGATTTTAATTCCCATCTTCGTTCAGTTCTTTCCACAGCAGTGGGGAATGTTTCCGTACATTCCCAAACCTTTTTAAGCTCTTTTTGCAAGCTCATCCGATTGCCAGCTGTAATAACCTCTTCCAGCTATATCATGTAGATATAAAGGTCCAGTCCATTCAATGTGGTATTTTCCAGAAAGGATATTACCTCTTGCTCTATTAAGAGTAGGGGTTTTCCAATTCTTGGCTTTAAAAATATCACCTGGATGAAAATCTTTGTTATTCTTATTTATAAATCCCCAAACACTTGATCCTGTTTCTATTCTAATATATTTAGAACCTTCGTTAATAGAGATTTCATTTCTGAATTCTGAGACTTTTTCCTCAGATCTTTTACTTCCATCGTGTGTTGGAAATTTTGCATAAGAAGATACTATATCTTCTATTAGTTTATTTACTTCGTTTATCATTAATGTATTGGCCTCCCACCTAAAGTATCTAATTGGCATTGGTCGATTATTTCCATACCTGTTCTCCATTTGACTGAATTACATAGTATTTCCCATGAAGCATTCATAGTATTTGGATCTTTATCTTTAGCCAATATCATTTCAGCATCATTTAACTCTACTTCGACCGGTTGTCCGGTTGCAAGATGGGTCATCTTTAGTAGGTTAGATTTATATAATATTTTTCCCATTTGTTTACTCCTTATTTTTATTTGTTTATATGTGTATTATACCATAAAAGAGGAGGAAAGTAAACCCCTTTTTTCAATTATTTTCAATTAATGAGACACGGTTTGTCACATGGCCCTTATATAATATCATCTAATGGGAATATATTATAAATTGCCTCTGCGCACGCCTGTGCGATATTACGATGTTCTTTTTGAGTACTCTCCTCAGCTCTAACTTCTATATAATGAATCCAGGATCTTAAAGTTCCATTCATATATAACCTTGTCATAGTTAGACCTTCAGGTAAAATAGCTCTTGCTTGTTCTTTTGCTATACCAGCTTCTATTGCCCAATCATAGGCTTTCTTAGCTCGTTCAATTATAATTTCTTGGTATGATTCCCATACATAATTAATAGAATCCTCCATAGGGATTTCTATACTATTTTGTCTATTTTTATAATCTTGTAATCTAGCAGGACGAGTTGTAAATTCTAACTCTTGGGTAGGATCAGCATATCGCTGACTAAATTCTTGAAATGAAAAAGATCTATGCCTTAATATTTGCCTCGAGATATCTCGAGTTGTTTCGATCTCTAAACATACATTAACCATCTCGAATGGTGACCAATGTTTTTGTTTAATTAGATATTGTATTAGCCTCTCGGCTGTTTTCTCATTGTACTGATTATCTGGATTAGATACTCTTGCACAAAAAGAAACCAACTGAAGAAGGTCATCCGGTATGGATAGTTCTTCAGCTGGCTTCGTATATGATATAAGTTTCACATTATACATAATAAACTAAAATTCCTGTTAGAAATTATAGCGTAGACCAATGGATGCATTGTCCATCATATCTCCATGTCTAGCACTATCCATTATCATTGCTGATATTGAAAAGTTTTTACCTAGATCTTTGGTAAGCGAAACACCAACATACTTTTGATTATCTCCGGCGCCCATAGCGGCTGCTGATTCATCAGAATGCATTGCTGCAATTACTGAAACATCAACCTGAGTAATAAAAGGTAATTGGTATTCTACCTGTGTAAATGTCAAATCAGAGTTGTCTAGATTAACAGAGTGAGCAAAAGAAACATTACCAAAGTCAACCTTTGCGAATACTTCTTCTGTTTCTTCAATTAAAGAATCATAATTATACTGTATCAATCCTACGTTTATGTTCATTTTGTCAGTCACTGCTAAAGCATAGCCTGCAAAAAAGTCATATTCGTAATCAACTTCGTTTCCGAAATCTACCTGGCTTCCCCAAGCACCTGCATAAAATCCATCGCCTGTCCATGACAAGCCTAGATCTAGAGCGGTATTACCATCATTTTGAGATACACCTCTGTAAAAGTAATCAGAGCTAACTCCGACTGAACCTGATACATCAGCATATGTGTAAGGAGTAAAGATTGCTGCTGCCAATAATACAGGCAGTATTAGTTTCTTAAACATTTAGCTCTCCTTCCTTACGAGTGTATAAACACCCCATAATAATCCTACCCATGCGAGTAGCTTGGCTAATCCACCAAATAAAAGTATAGAACCACAAGCTGCAATCAATAAGATTCCATCATGAGAAGTTCTTTCCTTTACTCGATCGAGTATCCAGTTTTTGGCGTTTGATATAACGTCCATATTTATTTTCCTCTATATTTTAAATTCAGCGAAGGTATCTTTCGAATCCCTATCACCAAAATTATTTATTGGTTTATCCGGAGTCATGTCAGACATAATATCTGTCTGAGCGGATTCCTCTACATCGTATAGTTTCATGCGGGAACGATCTATACCAATTACAAAGCGTTTATATTTGGTCGGATCGTTATAACGATTTTTCAACTGTTTTACCAGAATTTGGCCTAGATCATCAAGTTCCTCTGTACTAATTAGAGCAAACATGAGATCTGCTGTTGCCGGTAATCCAAATGATTCCGAAGTGTCCTCTAACCCAACGTCAGTATTACTGAAGCCGGATCTGGTCGTTTGCGTTGCCGAAACGATCGGGACGTTAAATTCGACAGCAAGACCACGCATTTCTTCTGCGATAGCTTTGATGTACGAATAACTATTTATACTTCCTCCGAGCCCACGCATGCGGGAAGAAGCACAAATGTTCAAATAATCGATATAAATTATATCGGGTTTGAAGTTCTTTTTTAGTTTTAATTCGTTGAGTAATGCTCTAAAATGACCTGTATGAGCAGCACCTGTAGGATATTCTTTAACAATTAATTTACCTATACTTGCCTGTGCAATCTTTTCTATCTTAGAATTAAATACATTTTTTGGTAAAGTACTTAAAGATTGTATAGGATAATCCATTAGGTTAGCATCTATCCTTTCTGCTATTCTCTCTTCAGCCATTTCCATAGTAATATATAACACATTTTTACCTATGTTTAAATTAGCTGAGGCACAATGACACATGAAGAGAGATTTACCCACGCCGGTACCAGCGAGGGCAATGTTTAATGTCTTGTTCGGCAATCCTCCTTTTGTTATTTTATTTAAATAATCTAAATCGAATGGAATTCTATTTTCTTTTTTATTATAGAAATCAAATCTATCATCTGAGTTATCTATATAGTCATGACCGATTGCTTGGTCAAATGATGTACCAAGAGCTTCACTAAGTATCTCAGGTATAGCTCCATCAGCCTTTTCTGATTTACCATCAATGATTTGGATTGATTCCATAATAGCATTATATACCGCTTTTTCTTTACACCATTTTTCTGTTTCGGTAATCAAGTATTCAGTATCAAGATCTGATTTTTGTTTTAATTCGTTAATTAGAACAGCAGCAGAGTTTAATTCTTCTTCATTAATTTTTAATTTTCTTAGTTCTAATTCTAATACTTTTCCTGTTGGTAATTTATTATGTGTACCAACAAACTTAACCATAAGGTCAAATACAACCTTATGAGATTGATCAAAGTATTCTTTCTTTAAGAAAGGTATAACGCGTCTACAATAATCTTCGTTATTAAGTAGATGATTGAGTGTATGCGTCTGTATCTGATTTGTTATGTCCAATTATATCCTCGTTTAATTTTGATTCGTCTTTATTCTCTTCGATTATATGCTGTAAAACGGCACCGATATAGTTATTAAAATACTCGTCCTTGCACAATTCGTCATGATCGTGATTACCTGGATCTTGGACTTGGTATGTAAAAGATAGTGTAGCTATATCTAATTCTTTATCTTCTCTTATCCCGACTTTGCCGTAGATAAGTACTATCCCTTCAAATCCACGAGTATTTAATCTGATTCCGTAGAAATCAATATCTTCATGCTCTACAAAAGTATAATCTTTATGGGTTACATTATACACTATTTTACTCTTCTTGTAAATCTATATTTACATCTAATAGTGGTTTATGTCCTATTTGATAATGTCCTTTAACAAACTTTTTGAAATCTGTTTCTTTAAATATTGGCTCCCAGAATTCTGCAGTTAGAGTATCTTTCTCTCTTACTTTAGGATCAATAATTTCTCCAGTCGATTGATCGACTCTAGCATACCAACCAACATTAGGTTTAACAACATATCCACCTGCAAGACCAACATCTAGTAATCCACTATAAGGAGATATACCTCCTTCCCATGTGACCGAAATAGGAACTTTACTTTTCTCTTTCACAAATCTAGATTTCTCTACATTAATAATAAAGTTATATCCTTTGATCTCTGTTCCAGTTTTTTGTTGTTGCCTTCCAATAATCCAAATGTTATCAGCACTATAATATATACCCGTACCACCTGATACGACCGCTTTAGGGAATAATCCCATTTCTTGGTAAGTATGATTAACGGCTAATAAAGGGATATTCTTCATGGTAAGATAAGGAGTAACCATCCTGAATAATCCCTTTAAAGCCTTAGCTCTTGACATATCTGCCACTGATTTTTCATTTAAAGCATCTTCTAATTCTTTCTTAGATGCTAAATTACCAATAGAATCTATAACAATAATCACTTTATCTCCGCGATCTATCTCATCTAATTGGTTAACTAAATCGAATTTAAGTTGTTCTACGTCTGTAATAGGAGTATGTAATACTCTTGATACATCAATTCCAAATGATTCAAAATAGTTCTGGGGAGAACCAAACTCTGAATCATAGAATAACATTACTGAATCTTTATGCTCTTTCATATAAGCACTAGCCATAAGTAATGCAAATGAAGTTTTAAAATGTTTACTCGGTCCAGCCAATACTGTTAATCCGGAATATAATCCACCATCAACATCACCTGATAAGGCTACATTAATCATTGGTACTTCAGTTGTTACTATATCTTGTTCACCAAAATAAACACTATCCTCTAGTATATCTGTACCTTTTATTTTGCTATTCTTTTTTAGCTTATCCATTATTCCCATATTAATATCTCCTCTCTGGTCCTAATTGCATAGAGCGTTCTTTCTTTCTCCACCTAGCTACTGCTTCGGCTTTTTTACGTTTACGCTTTGCTGTTGGTTTTTCATAGAATTCTCTTCTACGAACTTCTTGAACTATACCTGCTCTATCACAGGCTTTGCGAAACTTTCTAAGGGCAACATCGAATGGCATTGGCTTAGAAGGTCTTTTATCCTTAGGATGTCTTTTCCTAGGTCTTAAATCTATACTTGGCATTAATTTCCTCTATTATTATTTATAACTCATGGGTACTATTATACCACATTTTTACTCTTTTGTAAACCCCTTTATACAAAATCGTATAGGATTCCAGCTTCTTTAAACATGGATAATGTTTGTTCACAGGAATCTTTCCATCTTGCTTGAGTAAAAGGATCTGTAAATTGTGGCGAAACAACCCTATCTACTCCTGATTGAATGATAGCCTTTGCGCATTCATGACAAACTGGTAAAGGCCAAACATACATTGTACAACAATCTAATGAAACCCCATTAAATGCTGCATTGTATATGCAATTGGTTTCTGCGTGTACAATATATTTGTATTTCTTTTCTCTATCATTATATCTTTCATCACTATCTGCTATTCCTCTAGGGAAACCATTATATCCTTGAGCAACTACATTACCTAAAGGATTAACGGCTATAGCACCAACTTGGGTACTAGGATCTTTGGACCAACTAGCAACTTGTTCAGCAAGAGCTAAATATCTACCATCCCACTTCGGATTCATAATATAAATTCTCCCAAATCTCTTGATTAATTTTTCTTTGTTTCATTTTATCTTCGCGGATAGCATCTGTTTTTAATGGTTCTTTTTTACGTTTTAAAATCTTTGGTGGTATAATATCTTTAAATGTTTCTTTTAATATTTTCTTTTCACCATTACGATCTTCATAGTTTGATGCTAAAGCATGTACAATAACTGCTGGAGCTAAGAATGGAGCTCGTAATTCTACTGTAGATCTCATCATTGTTCTATCTAATTTAGGTAAATGATAGAATGGTAATTCACAAAATACATCTGACATTTGAGAATCATATTCTGCTGCTCTTCTATATCCACCGAATAATTCATCTGCACCATCTCCAGTTAATACGTTGTGGAAACCTAATTCTTTTAATTTCCTAGCCATAGCTATTTGTGGTTTAACTGAACCTAAATCTACAGGACTTTGATGTATACGTATAGCTTCTTCATCAGTTATATCATCTAACTTAACTTTAACTAAATTCTCTTCTATCATCTTAGCAAATCTTTCTTCATGATTAT